CCAAACACTCATAATTTTCAGTACATTGATCCATTACTTGACAAAAGCTCTCAAAAGTGGGGAACATTCCAGCATAATTTTCATATATACGCTTTCTATTAGCAATATAATTTTCTCTCAAAATGAAGACGTAATCAATGTTTGTTCGGAGCGTCGGAGGTATACCTAAAGGATATTGCATTGTGATGACTAACATAACCTTCCAGTGTCTTCCGTTCATAAATAAAAGACGCATCATTTTATCACGCGCCCATGTATTATCATATAGACAATCATCTAATATAACAAATGCTCGTGGGTCGATTGTGCTGCGTTTGTAAGTTTCCATTTCTTTTTTTATTTGTTTTAATACAGTTCTTTGTCTCTTTAATATATTCTCAATAATTGCTGTATTATATTCATTATGTACAAACAATTTTGGAACCATTTTTTCATAAAAACCATTTCCCTCTTCTGTGCCAGATATAACTGTCCCAATAGGAATATCTTGTTGATAATATAATAAATCTCTTACTAAAAATGATTTACCTGTATCACGTTTACCAATCAAAACTACAACAGGGCCTTTGTTCTCATTTGGTTTAAAACTAATACTTTTCATATCAAACTTTTTGAGTTCTAAAGTCATTATTATTAGTTTTAGAAATTATTTTTTTGTTTGTTTTACGCAATATATTTCATAATGTAAAAGTATAATATTATTTAAATATAATAAGTTAAAAAGACATATAATTTATATATTAATTAGCTAATAATGATAAACTTGAATTATCAGAAAAGAAAGAACACTGAACTTTTCAAAAGTTTAGAAACACCTGAAACACTTTTTCTCTCGAATACACAAAATTATATACCCATTTATAAAAGATTTTTTGCTTTAAATGAATCTAACTATAACAGTATAAATTTAAATAATAAATGGTATATTTCAAGTGCTAATGAGATAAATGAAAGTAGTAATGATGATGACCGCTTAATTACATGTCGCATAAAAAACATTAATAACAATAAAGTAAAAGAAAGGGATGTGTTTTTTAAAATGGCACCTCTATTAGACCCATATAAATTTTTAATTGGAAAATATAATATTGCCGATCCGAATACTTTTAATTTACCCAAACTTGATTCTACCGAAACACAAATAAATCCAAAAATATTAGACGTAAATAATTCTGCTTATGTTGATGGTTTTTTTTTATTTTTAACAAGTAATTTAATTCACAGTCACAATTTTATTAATGGTGTTGATTATTACGGATCCTATTTAGCTATTAAAAATAATTTTTCATTAAATATATTTGATGATATTGATTATTTAAATAATTCTGATTTTTTTAATAAAAATAAAAATGTATTATTTACTGTAGATAATTATGAACATTTGTTTCAACATGATAATAATAAATTGAAGCCAATTTTGATTGATAATTTAAGTGTAAAATCCAGACTTTCTATTAGTTCATTGAATAATGATATTTTTGAAGAAATTTTTGAAGATGATAAAAAAACAGTAGATTTAAATGACCTTAAAGAATTATCTGTTGAATTAGAAGATATTACTTCTTTAAATTTATTTGAAAATAATGATAATAAAAACGTTACACTTAAATCAAATTCTACTTGTTCTTCAAGGTCATCTCATACTTGTGATGAAGATATAGAAGAAAATTGTGAAGAATGTAATGAAAATTTGGAAGAAAATTCAAAAAATTCAAGTAATAGTGAAAATAATGATAGCAAAGAAAATGAAATCGATGAGGAAGAATCAGTTGAAGAAGAAAGAATAAATGCAATTATACCCAAATTTCCAGTTCAAGTTATAGGAATGGAATATTGTGAAAATACATTAGATGACTTAATTTTATCAGAAGATTTGCAGCCGGAGGAATGGTATTCTGCTTTAATGCAAATAATTATGATTCTTATAACATATCAAAAAGCATTTAATTTTACGCACAATGATCTTCATACCAATAATGTAATGTATAATGTAACAGATAAAAAATTTATTTATTATTGTTATAAAAAGAAACATTATAAGGTTCCAACTTTTGGAAGAATTTTTAAAATTATTGATTTTGGTAGAAGTATTTACAAATTCAATGGAAATACTTTTTGCAGTGATAGTTTTAAAAATGATGGTGATGCCGCAACTCAATATAATATAGAACCATATTTTAATGATAAAAAGCCAAGATTAGAACCTAACTTTAGTTTTGATTTATGTCGATTAGCGTGTTCTATTTTTGATTATGTTGTTGAAGATATAGATGAAATCAAAGATTTAAATAAATGCAAAGATCCTGTTAAACGTTTAATTGTTGAATGGTGTTTAGACGACAAAGGTATTAATATGTTATATAAAAATAATGGAACTGATAGGTATCCTGATTTTAAACTGTATAAAATGATAGCAAGGTGTGTACATAATCACACCCCACAAGCTCAATTAGATAGACAAGAATTCAACGCATTTTCTAAATTTAAAGGAGACATTCCAGCTGATGTAATTAATATTGATAATATTCCAAGCTATATTTGAATAATTTTAGGTTATAATTATATTTTTTGTAGGAATTCATAATACTATTATATTTATATATATTATGAATTCTTTTGGTTTTATAATAACAAGACATGTAAATTCTGAAACAACAAACAGATATTGGAATCATTCTGTAAAATGCTTGCGAACTTTGTATCCTTTTAAAAAAATTATTATTATAGATGATAATAGTAATTATAATTTTGTAAAGGCCGATTTTAATTATAAAAATATAGACATTATACAATCAGAATTTAAAGGTAGAGGCGAATTACTACCATATTATTACTACTTAAAAAATAAATTTTTTGATAATGCTGTTATTTTACACGATAGTGTTTTTTTTCATAAAAGAGTAAATTTTGAAAAATTTTTAGGTCTAAAAGTAATACCTCTTTGGTTTTTTTACCCTGATAAAGAAAATATAATAAACACTATACGTATATCTAATAATTTATCAAATTCGTTTCCTATTCAACAAAAAATGTCTCTAAATGATAGTCTAATTGGATTACCTCATTTAAAATGGTATGGGTGTTTTGGTGGCCAAAGTTTTATAAACCATAATTTTTTATTGGAAATAGAAGGTAAATACAAAATAACAAATATGTTATCAGCAGTTAGATGCAGAAGTGATAGGTGTTCATTAGAGAGAATTTTAGGATGTATATTTTTTACTGAAAATCAAAAAATTCTCAATAAAAAATCAATATTTGGTGATATTATGAAGTATCAAAAATGGGGATATTCATATGATAATTATCATCAAGATTTTAAAAATAACAAAATTCCAAAAGTAGTAGTAAAAGTATGGACTGGGAGATAAATATTAAAAATCAGGGTTGTCAGTAAAAACAGGGGTTGTTTTAGAATTATCACCACCATTTTGAATAGTAGTTTTTAATTGTTCAATTATAAAATAACCAACTATAACACTAAAATAAACTACAAGAGCATCACGTATTAATATTTTTAGAGGTTTACTTTCTTTTTCAATATATCTCATCTCGATAAATTTAGCAATCAAAAAAATTACTGATATTATTGCTGATATAACAAATATATTTTCCATTTAAAATACTAAAGCATATTCTTATAATTTTTTTAACGCAATTAATCTAAAATCTCAATATCATCTATTAATAAGTCAGGCAATAAGTCAAGTTTTGGCTCTTCAATATTATGAACATCTAAAAAATCTAAATTTACTGGTTGGTCACTAATAGATATTTTAACATTGTCATCGTCATCATCATCAAATGACTCTGCCTTTCTCTCATTTGCTCTCATTTCACTTATTTTTTCGAGACGTTCAATATTTTTAGGTGCTACAATTGAACTAACTTTACCATCACCACCAGAAATATAATCAATATCATTAAAACTTAATTTATTATTTTTTTTGTTGATATTTATATTATTATTGTCATCTTGTGAATCTTGCCATTCTTGTGGAATATTTAATTTCATATCACTTCTTTGAATAGGTTCTTCAATAATATGTTCTTTAATTTCTTCAACAACATCTTCTTCGACCGTTTCATCCATATAAGCTTTTAATATTGCGTCTATAGGAATGCTTTCTCTTAATGTATTTAATATAGCTTCTTGAATAATAATCTCAAGTTCTCTGTGATTTTTTTGAATTTGTAGAGGTGGAATTACAGTTTCAAATAGATATACATTTTTATATATTTTTCTTGCTGCATTTATATAACATTTATGTATGAAATCGTCTAATTTTGGAATATTTATATCTATTTTTTTTTGTTTTTGTCCAACACGCATTGCTGTCAATATTTTTAATTGAATAATATGTACACAAGTAACTAAATCATCTAAATAATTACAACCTGATTTTTCACAAATTCTTTTTCTCTCGGTTTCAATAATAGATGAATTCCATTTTGGAACACGTGAAATTAAATTTTGAAATGTCATTAAATATTTATTCATTTCACCATTTTCTTTACAAAGCTTAATTGCTTCCTCTAAAATTGATTTATAACCATCTATTATCATAGGCGTCAAAATGGTAACCAATCTTGACGACCATTCATTACGTGATTCATGAAGTGAACTAACATTAAAATCATCCATTTACATAAAACTTATATTTTCTAAAGACAGTTCTGAACTTAAAAAAATAAAATTTAAAATAAATAAAATTAACAATTTTTCATTTCTAAATTCTTTTCTGACACGGTTAAAACAAACCAAAAGTTCGTATCTTTTTTCTATTGTAATTATATTATCCAAAAATTTATGATTTTCTAATAGATTTAAAATATCAAGTCCACTATAACTTTTTTCATACAACTTAACACATATACTCATTAAATCATTCAAACTTGTTTTTTTATTTACACTTTTTAATAATTCTTTTTTTAACCAATCTTGTCTTTGGTTTTTTGTATCTTTCATTTTAAATACTTCATTTAAGTTGTATTTATATAAATTAATTATATTACCATTTATTAAAGGCTCTGGTACATAAATTTCACAAAAACGTGATAAAATAGGTTTCATTAAATTATATTTATCTTCTGCAATAATAAAAAACCGAGTATTATGGCTAAAAAGTTCAATACATCTACGTAATGCTGATTGTGCGTCCATAGTAAGTTTGTCAGCATTTAAAAGAACAATACTTTTAAATGTATTTCCACCATTTGAATTAATATGAGTTTTTGCGAAAAATTTTAATTCTTCTCTAATAAATTTTATACCTTTACCATGTGAACAATTTACATACATAACAAATGATTTTATTTTCTCTCTATCATTATCATAAATTTTATGAATAAATTCACTTACTATTGTTCTTTTTCCACATCCAGATGGTCCATGAAAA